AAAGTAAAAATGACGAAAACGAATATTTCTTATATCTATACTATACCAGTGAGCGTTCACCTTGTCAAGTACTTTTTGAAAAAAAGTTTCAAAAAATTTAAGAGAAAAAAGGACTATGCATACACATAGTCCTTTTTATAACTTAACCATTCCGGGCGTTCATACCGGGTACCACCCCAGGAAAGATGAGCGGCGGGGTGTTTCACCCGGGTGATCCGCCCACCTATAAGAAAGCCAATCAAGAATGAAGTTACACTTATAATATAACATTTGCTATTGATTTTGTCAACTAATGAAAACTAAGGAAAGAAATGCAAGCGTTTTTTGCGCCGGAGTTTTTGAAGCGAAATCTGCCTTTTTGGAAGCAGTCTCTAAGGAAAGAGATAAGTATATTGTTAGATGACAACATGACATAATTAATCGAATGATCGTCTAGCGTAACTGCAATCTTCGTCGGGAAATCTGGATCCACTTTGTCATCACAATATAGTATACCAGAGTCCGGAAATTCTCTCACTGAAAAAGAAGCTCCTTCTACTTTAAATGTGCAGATATAACGTGATCTTCCGTGCGGTCTTTCTATAAATGCATAATTATCTAACAGGTAGTTGTTTTCACTTGCAAATGACGTATATCTATGATTCGCGAATGCCCTATTAAACGCACTTTCTTTTTGCGCATTGGCAGCTGATTCTATAAAATCTGTTTCAAGCACCCAGCCGTTCCCACGTAGAAAATGTGTTTTTGAGTTGAGTCGTTCTGCGATTCCAAGTGCTGAATAATAAGGATTTAGCAACGTTACTTGATTAGCCAGCATGAACACAGGCAGATATCGAACTTGCTTTCCGTTACCTCTTGCAAGGGAAGTGTGTATGGAAAGCAGTTTTCCAACCTCATCATTGATGTATCTGTTTGATTCTGTTTGGAATTCGTCAAATAGAATTAATTCCGCGTCGTTGAAAAAGTGGGAATACTTTTTGACATTGTCCGAAGCATTCAGTGAAATAGCATAGCCGCAACTATTCATACGTTCTTTATTTTTACCGATAAACAATTCCTTAAACCCAGATTTCCCAAGTGTCTTTTCTGTCATTAAATATTCGTTGAAAAAAAGTGCTTTAATGTCTTTAAAAAACTTTTCGGCAACTTGTTCCAATTCATACTGGTAACGATACAGTAGACAAAATTTTTTACTCTGTTTTAAAAATCTGTTGACACACAGCCTATTAAAGTACGTTGTTTTACCACCGGTTCTGTTCGTTGTAACGATATAAATTTCTGGCACTTTATTTTCGATATCTTTCAAATTAAGAAGATCTGTTCCATTGTAATATTTTTTATCCATATTAACCACCCCCTTTTTCCTATATTATACCGCAATATCTTGACTATTGCAACTTTTTATGATACAATATCTAGTATCAATGAGGAAAGGAGAAGAAGTCACGGCATTGTTACTATCAACCATGTTGCATGACAATATCAATTTTGTACATTTTTTCTCAACCTCGTTTGTATGCCGTGGCGTGAAACTGAATGGACGTAAACCTTTTAATGCAGGCCGTCAGCACGGTCGGTTTTCCAATTGTGTGTTGCGGTGCCCTGGGCTGGGCATTTTATAAAACGAATGTCCAGCATACGGCGCAGATTAATGAATTAACCGAAAGCCACAGGGCCGAAATGAATGAGTTAAAACAGGCACTGGAAAACAACACACTTGCTGTACAGAAATTATGCCTGATGATTTCCGGAAAAGAAGAATAAGTAAAAAGGAGGTAGGTTTTAGAAATGCCAAACTTGACACAGAGTTATTCGTGGGCCGTTACGCAGTGTAACGCAGAAAATGTGGGCTATTCTGAAACCTACCGAAATCAGCAGGTAGACCCAACAACGGGTTCAACTTGCTATGATTGTTCTTCTTTTATTTGGTATGTTCTACAGGCTGGTGGATTTGACTTATTTTCAGCGGGTTCTCCCACACCATTTACAACTTCTACAATGATTCCTGTTCTTTCGTCTTTAGGCTTTGTTGAGCAAGATATCAATGGACAGTGGGCGCCTGGTGATATCGTGTGGGTGGAATCCTCCAGTGTGCAACATACCGAAATGGTACATCATGTGGACAGCGGTACACTGATGACTGGCTATACCATGGGTGCGCATAGCGATTCTGTACCATTGGCAGACCAGGTATCGATTAACACATTCCAGACAACCCCCGGTTATTATACCCGGCTATTTCGTTACCCCGGGGGCGTCGGTACAACCGTATCTGCCTATGTGATTGCGGCTATGTGCGGGTGTTTTAAGCGTGAATCAGGTGTCAACCCGGGAATCTGGGAAAGCCTCACACCTACAACCTGGGATCATGAATACCAATATGACGGCGTGGGCGGTTATGGCCTTGGTCAATGGACAAACGTCGGTACGCCATATGGGCGTTGTTACAATTTGCATGAATGGGTAACATCTAATGGATATTCAGACGGGGATGGAAACGGGCAGTTAGCTTTCTTAATCTACGAAAACTACTGGACAGCTGCTAATTCCATTCTGGGCTACGCAAGCCTGTCAGACTTTTTATCTTCCGATTCTACGGATCTTGATTCCCTTACAGCGGAATTCTTAGCCTGTTGGGAGGGTGTTCCAGGAAATGCACTTGAAGAGCGACAGCAAGCCGCAAGAGCGTTCTATACCTATATTGACGCTCATAAGACGGAGCCATCATCAAGCTGGAACTGGGCGTCTGGAAACTTCTATCTTGGATACTTGTCAGATGAGCAATATTCCAACGTGATGTGCGCATTTTGGTTTTTGAATGGCTATGTTCCTCCCGGCCCCGGACCAGGGCCTACCCCTAAGAAACGTAAGAAAATGCCGATATGGATGATGATACGATACTATTAAGAAGCGAGGTGATAACATGGCTGTAGTTAGCAAAGAGGAACTGTTAGACCGCGTACGTGTTTTAACAGGTGAAGAAAATGCGGATTCAGACGAGTCTATTTCTTTATTTGAGGATTTAAGCGATACGTTTGAGGATTTGTCTGCACAGGTTTCCCAGGCGGGAGACTATAAGAAAAAATACGAAGAAAATGACGCAGAATGGAGAAAGAGATACCGAGAACGTTTTTTCTCTTCTTCGGATGATGAAGGATCAGGCATCACAGATGAACCACCCGATGAGCCAGAAACAAAAGTAACCTATGAATCATTATTTAAGGAGGATTAAAGATGCCAACAAGAGTAGGCGTAAATGGCTTAAATGCCAGCACGATTGATATTTTAAATGTGATCCGTCAGAACGCTACTTATGAATACCAGAATTTGGTTCCAGAGGTGACAAAAACGACGGATATCCCTAAAGTAGGGGAAGTCCTTTATGGGAACCCTATTTTACAGAATCAGTTTTTAAATGCTCTGATTAACCGCATCGCGCTGGTGTTAATCAAATCTTCTACGTTTAACAACCCTTATGCAGATCTCAAGAAAGGATACCTGGAATACGGTGAAACGGTAGAGGAAATTTTCGTAAACATCTGTAAAGCCCGGGAGTTTTCTGTTGAAAAAGCAGAGGCCAGGGAGTTCAAACGTACCATTTCTGATGTACGAAGCGCATTCCACGTGATGAACATGCGTTACCAGTTCCCGTTAACGATTCAGGATGAGGATCTGCGTCAGGCGTTTTTGTCTGCGGATGGCGTTACTAGCTTTATTGCCAAGCTGGTTGATTCCGTGTACCGTTCCAATGAGTACGTAGAGTACTTACTGTTTAAGTATCTCCTAATTAAATCCATTTCCCACGGGAAAATGTTTCCGCAGGCTGTTTCTCCCACTGATATGCATGACAATGCAGAAAAATTCCGTGGCGTATCAAACATGATTACGATTCTGTCTCCGAAATACAATGCATCCGGGGTGCACACCAATACACCGAAAGATGATCAGTACATTTTTATGGACGCAATGTATAACGCAAAGTATGACGTAGAGGTTCTGGCCTCCGCTTTCCATATGGATAAAGCGGACTTTATGGGCAGATTAAAGATCATAGATGATTGGTCAACCTTTGACAATGATGCATTTTCCGAGATCGTTGCAAGTTCCGACGGCTTTGAGCCTGTGACAGCGGAAGAGCTGGAGATTACGTCAAAAGTAAAAGCAGTGCTGGTCGACAAGGAATTCTTCCAGGTCTATGACAACAACCTTCGCTTTACCGAAAAGTACGTAGCTTCTGGTATGTACTGGAATTACTTCTTGAATGTCTGGAAAACTGTTTCCTACAGCCCGTTTTCTAACGCGGTGGTATTTGTGGAAGCCGATAACGTTTCTCTCAACACCCCCGCTACACTGACCGTAGAAGTAACTGATAAGCTCATCAATGAGGCTGGTACTATTTTAACACTTTCCCCGCAGGAAGATACACCGACTTTAACAGGCCAGTGGAATTTTGTGCAGACGCAGGATTGTGTGGAAAAGATGATTGCAGTCCAGAAATACGGTGTCTTCATTTTCCCGACCTCTGCCACTACGACAAAGCCGCAGTTGATTTTAAACGGCGTCGAGTACAACGCTACCACAAACTTAACTACAGAGGAGCAGGTAGGCGCAACCTTAACCTTTGAAAGAAAAAACTGATATGGGGGCTGGATATCTCCAGTTCAGTCCTAAGTTCTAGTGGAGAATTAAGCGTGCATATCAATGAAAAAGCGAAAAAAGTGGTTTCACAGTTTTACGTGGATTCTGATGGGAATCTGATTGCAGTGGAAGAAGAAGCAAAATATTTGATCCCGGTAGAAAAAGTAGAACTTGTGAACGGTGATGTTATCGTTACGTACTAGTGAAAAAATATGCTCGGTGGTTTGCAATATGTGGAGGTGATTAAAATATCTGTTGTTAATTTAGGTTTAATTAAGTATCCACCTAAAGTGGTATATGAGGGAACTGTTTCTGTATTGTGGCCTGATAGTTCATTAAGATTCACTGCTACTGGTATACTTGATATACCTGTTGAGTTGAACGTGAATAAAACCTATGCTGTTGCTTTGCGGAGCATTAACGGTAATGTTAATATAGAAGGGCAAGATGTTTCTGTAGGTGTCATGAATATAGCTACAGACAATTATGGTTCTCAATTAAAAGTTTTTGGCGGGGGGAAATTTAAAGATAATTCAGATTTTGCATTTGCACTTATGATCCCCCATCCAAAAGATGGTGCGTACAATATTTCGGTTAGTAAATCAGCCGATGCTACTGTAGCTTCTCTTTTTAGAGTTAGTGTTATCGAACTATGACCAAGCAAACAAAAATTTACTTCCTGGAGGGAGTCCCTTTGGACTCCTCTTATAAGAATACCATCTATTTTCTTACCAGGGAAGCACAGACAAACTATTTTCTTGGGAAAGCCAAGTTTTCCATGTTGGACTGTACATTTCAGCGACAGGAACGGCGTATCCGCGTAAACCGACCGGTTTCGGACTGTTACCACATCAACTACTTAATGTGGCAGAATACGTCATATTCCACCAAATGGTTTTATGCCTTTGTAAGTCGTGTAGAATACATCAACGATGGATGTACCTGGGTTTACTTCCAGATCGATGCACTCCAAACATACCATTTTAACTACAAACTTGGCTATTGCTGGGTAGAACGTTCGCATTCTATCACGGATGGGCTGTTCGAAAACTTGGTACCGGAAAATCTGGAAACAGGTGATTTTGTGACTATAGACAAATATATCACGGATTATAGTGATATGTCTGTCTGCGTCATGACCAGTGTTACGTCAACGGGTGATAAACCAGTTGGTAAATTTTACAACAAAGTATACAGCCCTTTGCATGTTATTACTCAACAGGTAAGAGCAGATGCTACACAGCTAAACGCACTTCTGGAATCATACATTGGTTCCGGTAAAGAAAACGCCATTATTGCAATGTACGAATACCCTACGGTTTTGGGTTCCAGTGCTGAACCGGACACAGTTGATCTGCTTTTGCCGATCATGAATATGCCGGATAATTTTGATGGATATAAACCGCGTAATAAAAAACTGTTTCAGTATCCTTACACGCAATTGGTAGCAACAAATAAATCTGGACAGGTGATTAAGTATCGCTGGGAAGAATGGGGGTCAGCTGGTGCGCAGTTTGAAGTGCAGGGTACGTTTCTTTCTTCACCGGCTATGATATGTTACCCTGTCAATCATGCTGGCATCGATAAAGATTATGATCGAGGTATGACTCTAACAAGTTTCCCTGTTAACGCTTGGGAGGGTGATACCTATAAGGCTTATCTTGCCCAGAACAAAGCCGCTATTCTAAAAAACGTTGTTAGCGGTGCGGCTGGCGGTATCATGGGCGGTATCGCTGGGGGGATTCCGGGTATTGCAATTGGTGCCGCTGTTGGTGCTGGTTCTACGATTGCTGGCCAAATGGCTCAGCAGTACGATATCGATAGTCACCCAGACCCTGTATATGGATCAGCACAAACAGACAGTCTGAATACAGCAATTGATAATGTAGGATTTGCGTTTTATTTTAAAACAATCCGGGCACAATTTGCCCAGCGAATAGACGCATATTTTGACCACTTCGGGTATGCCGTCAACCGTTTTATGGAACCTGTTCGAGACGCTCGCAAAGTATGGACATACTTAAAATGCAGTGAGGTAAACTTGTTACCAACAGCTTCCGGAAACTTAGGTATCCCCACCCCATATCAGGATGAGATCCGAAATGCGTATCTTTCTGGCGTGACCTGGTGGAAATCTGGAGACCAAGTCGGGCATTATGAGCTGGACAACACCGTAGGAGGTGAGTAAAAATTGAGCGATGTAAAAAACCTTGGAAACGTAAAGGGCCCAAAGGGTGATCCTGGTTCAGTAGGCCCTGCGGGGCCACAGGGGCCGAAACCAACAAAAACGCCGATTGATCTTACAATGGAAATGACTGAAAACCTGGACAGTAAAAACCGCATCCGTGTGAATTCCGATCCTCTGATTACAGGATACAAATACATTGAGATTGAGGTTTTAAACCAGCAACAGACGTATAACGTACCGATCTATGTGCCAAACACGGATACTTTCGTGGAATTGATGACATTCCAGTACAAAGATCCTTCTTCCGGTGGAACAACCATGCGCGCCATGATTCCGACACCATTTGATTACAGCTTGTTATCCACAGGGATTTCAAAAGTAACACTTATAGAAAAAGGAACCTATTGGAGTTAAGGAGGAACTATGGCAAGAAAGAAAACACAGTTTGGCCAGTCCCTGTTTTTGAACATGTGCACCTGGCAGGACTATTATCAGCGTCTGTCAGAACTTGCAATCACTTCCTTCTCTTATGAGGGTCTGCCGGATACGGTAGACCCCCGTTACATGGAACTGGAATTGTATGAGAGCGGCCAGATTGCATTGTTCTACGATGAAGGGATTGACTCTTATCTTTCCCTTTCCTGCACCCAGTCGGGGAACTTCGACGTATACGGAAACCCCACAAGGTTCCGGGCGTATTCCAGGTACAATGGGTACCAGCTGGAACTATCCCTTGATACATCTGTAATTGGGTTTAACAATTTGACCAGGCGGGACATCAAGCCGCTTTTAAAAATGTTCGCTATGCGTCTCTACAACCTGGATCGGATCATTGACGTGAATGCCAATGCCCAAAAGACCCCTGTGCTGGTGCGTGCTTCGGAATCCCAGCGATTAACCATGCTAAACCTCTATAAAGAGTATGATGGAAACCAGCCGTTTATTTTTGGGGACAAAGACCTTGACATGCATGACTTTTCCGTGTTATCCACAGATGCCCCATACATCTCTGATCGAATTTTTGAACTGAAAACGAACATCTGGAATGAGGCGATGACCTATCTGGGCATCAGTAACGTCAGCATCACCAAGAAAGAGCGTATGGTGACGGATGAAGTAAATCGCTCCCTGGGTGGCACACTTGCGGGGCGTTACAGCCGCTTGGAAGCCAGGAAGCAGATGATAGACCGCGCGAACAGGTTGTTTGGGTGGGATGCATCGGTCAAATTCCGGTTTGACGCAGAAATGGAAGAGCAGACGGAAGAACAGACAGAAACGACGGAAGAAGGTGAGCTGGATGAGTAAATATACCACAGAAGTCCGCTTTATCTGCGAAACGGCTGCGGGTCTTTCCGAGTCCGTTGGCTTCTCCGACGTGGAAAGCGTGCTGGAAAAAAGCTGGGATAAAATCTTTTCCCCGTCAATCCCATTTTATAAGGAAGAGAAACGAGCCGAACTCTGCCAGAAAATCCTGGCACATTACTATACCAGGGAAATCGGCTTTGAAACCGTCGGCCTTTGGAAGCTTAAACTGAACCGGAAAATGAATGAGATCATGCCGTACTACAATGAGCTGTACAAAACCCTTGATCTTGAGTATTCCCCCTTACAGGACGTGGATTATTTTGAACACCACGAAAACAAGGACACCTTCCAGGAAACCACATCCGGCACAACCAGCCGGGAAAGCACTACCACCGGAACAAATAAGGATACTCGCACGGATGACTTAAGTGAAACCACGTCCCACTCCAGTGAGACGACCGGTTCAACCACCGATTCATCCACCGTTTCATCCACAGGCAAGAACACCGATTCAACCACCGTTTCAACCACCGTTTCAACCAAGGGTAAAACGACGGATTCTGCGAATGGCTCCACAACAAGCAAAACAATCAAAAGTGACACGCCACAAAATGACTTAACGGATTTTGAGGCGGAGCAGTACTTGACCGGTGCGGAAAAAACAACAGGGACTAGTACGCAGACCGGAAACGGAACCACGGAAGGCGAATCGACTACAAGCGGGACAACTTCGGTCACTGGATCCACGGAAGGAAAGGAAACCAGTGAAGGAACTGGAACCAGTTCTGGGACAACCACGGAATCTGGCACTCGTTCCAATACGGGAACCGTGACTGAGGAGGGAACACGAACTGAAACTGGATCAGAAACCGGAAACTCAACTGGAACACGGGACAACAACGGAACGGGAACTGGGGATGTCCACGTGTGGGGGAAACGAGGCGGTCAGAGTTACGCGGCCGCTATCAAGGAGTACCGGGAGCAGATTTTAAACGTGGATCTGATGGTTATCAACGAACTTGGCGATTTGTTTATGAAACTTTGGTAAGGAGGTGGAAAAATGGTTACAAGAGAACAACTGCATTTCTATTGCCAGAAGGTGTTACCGCTGGCATATGATGATAGCTTAAGCTATTATGAGGTACTCTGCAAAGTGATCCGGTATGTCAATGAGCTGGCACTGACGTACAATCAGATCATTCAGAATTTTAATGTGATTTTGACGGATTATTTGGAGTCAGAGGATTTCCAGAATCTGCTGGAAAAGTTTGTAAAAGGAGAAATCCCAGACTACACCTATGTACAGCATTATGTGAATTTTCTTGGTATGACGGATAATGACGCTGTAAAAGAAGCCGTCAAAGACTGCCCACTGCATGGCACCGTGATGTTTCCAAGGCGAACCGTTTATATGTACGAAACGCTGAACATTGACAAACCGATTTGCTTGAAGGGGAATTATACCGGGTGGGTGTTTGATGAGAGTACCGATGATATCAGCCAGGAACAGTTTATCGAACACAGCCTGGTAAACTCTGCTCCGACTGCGATCCGAATCAGCGTGCCAGGGGTCCGAATCGAAAATATGGCAATCCAGGTTGCAAACGAAAGCGCAAGGGCGCGGGGAATTGTCATTGCACCGGGGGAAAAGAACACAAACAAGGCGATGCGGTATGTCAATCTGGAACACGTGTATGTCTGGATCAAACCTAGTGTAGAAAACAGTGCCTGTATTTATATGGACAATCTGTTTAAAAGCACTTTCTACGACGTATCAACATGGGGCGGTCAGTATGGCTTTTTTCATGAAGGTGTCATTGCAAACGGAACCAGTATGACGTTCCAGAACTGCTGGGCTGTGAATTATACAGGCACTGGATACCGGCTTGAAAAGCTCTACTACAGCACTTTGCAGAACTGCGCCGCTGACAGTTATTCCGGTGGGGTACACGGCTACCATTTTAAGGATTGTTTAGGTCTGACGGTGCAGTCCAGCGGTGCGGAAAATTGCACTGCGGCGTGCTTTGTCGCAGAATCCTGCAAGGGATGCCGGTTTGACGTTGTCATGGTCAAGGACCATCAAGCTACTGCTGTATCTACTCCCGCAGGGGCTTTTGAGCTTACGGATTGCGAAGGGGTTGTAGTGAGCGGGTTTCACACCGAAGATGAAACGCAGAAAAGGCATTCTTTCGTAAAGGCTGTGAACAGCTTGTTTGAGATCCATGGGGCTGGTGCTTACGGATCGACCTATGTACTGGATGATGGGGTCACACAGGTTTTTTCCCAGGACTATTGCAAGGTGTTCCAGGTGGACGCTAGGAAGCTGTTCCCGAATGACGAATTTGAGAAAAGCGTCTTGATTGTTACAAATGGGGTACTACACGGCTATCTCAAGCAGAGTGCATCCGGTGTTAGAACATTGACTGCGGTAGCAACGCTGTCGGCAAACGCAAGGATTGACTATCCTGGGTATTATGTGGTGGAAAATCAGGTTGGCATTACTTCTGGTAGCGAGATCGTATTTGACTGTGCCGCTTGTAATGTCAAGCAGCTGTATGGTGTGAGAAAGACGAGCTGAGAAAAGGGTGACAAATGTCACCCTTTTTCTATTTCATCGTATACTTCTTTCATATCGTGGTATTGTTTGTGTCTGAAGCGATGTTTGAATTTTTCCACGATCACATATTTATTTCCATTCCATTTCAGCACGTAGCAAAAATCAATTCCTAATGGGTACACAATTCGAATTGGAAACAGTCGTTTTAAATCTTGATCCCGTGAATAGAAGTCTGTGTGACCACACTGATCGTAATAGTAGGCATCAAGAAGTTTCTTGGCTGTTTCATAGTTATTCCGGTTACAGATTGCTCTTTTCATTTCTTCGCTAACCTGGTTTTTCATTTCGTTTGCACCTCCGTATAATTTATTTTGGTAATACTGGATAAGGTTCTAATTTCAATGGCTTTATACCACATTCCTCCAACTTTATATTTTTATGGGTAACTACCCCGTTATCTATCCATATCCTGAAATAGCCAGATTTCAGTGCTTCAATATATCCATTATATACTACGCCACAGTCAGCGTATTTCTTCTTTAGCACTTTTTCTGTATATGATTCACACTCTTTCAATTTCTTATACATTATTTCGGAATTACGTAATACTATGGATATGCGCTCCTCCATGTATTTCTTATAGGCATCTGTATTCATTCTTCATTCCTCCTCACATGAAAATTGTTTCAAACCCAACCCAAGACAGCATAACCATGGTAGTAATGGCGAATGCCAAAGCAAATGATAAGATTATACGAATTGTTTGTTTCATTTTAAATGCACCTCCATAATTCCATTTACAACTCTTACTATATCAACGTCCATACCCAATAAATATTTCTCTTCTTCAAAATACTGACGGTTGGTGAGAAGATATACCATGTTAACAAATCCATAATATGGCGTAATAACTCTTATCATATCAGAATCTTTTGTACCTGCAATTACATCACCGAATTTCATTTTTATTTCCTCAATTCATCCATTCCACCTGAATACGCAATTTTTTTCAACTCTGTTTCCTTTTCTAAAAGTTCATCCCAGGAATCACACGGATAAAAACAGCTATTCGGTATTACAAGATCATAATCATTCACGAATACCGTTAACATGTTTTCAGCCGCAACCATTTTCAGTGTTTCAAAACTTTCTTTTCTCCTTATCTACGTCCAAACATGTCGTTATAAACATCATCTGGCATTTGGTATGCCAAATTTTGTTTGTGATTTTCAAAAATCACATTCCGGAAATCATCCTGGAAAAATGGGCAGTCAATGTCATAACATTTGCCTTTCCACTTCCCTTTTTCGTTACGTATGTATATACACATACCCCTCAATGCCTAACATGGGTGAATAATACGTATACACACATGCCGAGGAAGCTATAGCTTGGTCTCTAAAGTTCTGACCATACCAGAACCCTTTTTTGAGGGTGAAGCCCTTGAAATTGGCAATTTCAAAGTCTGCCATTTCTTTCATTTCAAACTTTCTCATTGTGTTAATCCAGCACCAATTGGCACCGTGCCGCTCTGGCACGTCCTTTCTTATTTATACTTTTATTATAATGCGTTTTTTCTACTATGTCAAGTACTTTTTTACTATTCATGAATTGTGAAAAAAGTATCTTGCAATACAACACCGCCTGGTATCCGAACAGGTCGCAGCTTTCCGGGCACTTTAAGCCCAACCGTAAAATCATCATAACACCTTATGATCCGCTTTCCTCCTCTAAAAAGGAATTGCAATTCTTCCACCGTTTTGCATTCTGACATTTTAGCGGTTCCTGTCATAGATGACAGTAGCAAAGACTTTGATTTCGTCGGCATGCCACATGCCTTAATGTCATAATAAGGATCAACCGGAACCAGGTCGTTGTGCGTTACGTGTTCGATATATGTTTTCTGGCGCACAAATACCGCACTATCCCAACAAGATTCCAGCTTCCAACAACAAAAATCCTTGTCATGTACTTTTATGCCAACTATTTTTTCCGACGGCAGGTCACAGTGAATGGAATCAGTATCCGCATAACGGAATCCTGGCTTGTTTTTCCCGTAATAATTCGCCTGGGCCGCACGGATCGTAAAACAGCGGGCATAAGACGTAATTGCGGAACCACACGGAATATAGCCTGGGCGCTTGTCATTTGCATGAATGTCGTGGAAAACAAAGCTGCCATCAACTGGCTCGGCATATTTAAAAGAAGAATCTGTGGACATTGCCATTTTCCCGTACAAATTATTCAAAAAGAGTTTCGCAATCGTGCGCATGCATTTATCTTTTGCTTCTTTCTTTATTTTCGCAAACTTATCAATATAGTCATCAAAAATTCCGATCTTTGCACGGAACCAACAGCCATCTATAATTTCCGTATCCCAAAGATCATATTGCTCTTTGATCAGCTCCCAGTCTGACATGGTCACATACAGATCTACTGTACTATCTATCATTCCATCTGGCCCAGGTATTTCCCGGTATTTTCCATCAATCAACGAGTTTTCGAGCCATTCATTTGGCTTATACATAGCACTGTTTTTTATTTGGATACAAGGAAGCTTCCCTGGTTTCAATTCAAACCCAGTGCGAATATGCAGAAAATAGTACCTATTTTCTACGGTTGCATCAGATGGTATAAAGTCCCCTACCCAAAAATGCGGTTTCCCTACAGGGTAGTAGTTACCGCTCATGCTATGCATCATAGATGGGTATAGGCTATTCACGTCAGCCGTAGTTCCGTTATATACCGTAACACCACTACAGCCTTTTCGCAAATAACACCAGCCGCCCTTATAGGATTTCCGGATCCATTCACCACAAGAAAGTCCTTCCGGTCCTGGTATTTCGTGTACATTTGGAAAATAGGAGTCCCATAAACCGAACCCATCATCAAGCATGTTTTTGTATGTTTTTAGGCATTCCGATCCTATTGTTAGAGATTTATGATCATTGGAAAACATAATTTCCAACGCTTCTTTTAATACAAGCACATCGTTACTAATGTACTCATCTTCTTCTTTTGAGCGGGAACAATCTGGATATCGTATTCCTTTATATTCCATCTCCAATTTTTGATGCTTTGTAGAAAAATTCTTCCCAATAACTTTCAAGGAGAACGGTAGGAGTTTAAGCGAATCATATATCTCAATCGTTTTATACTTATTCGTGCGTATGATTATTTTGTACCACTGTCCCATGGTGGATATGCTATATTTATAGGTTTTCGGTAGCATATTCTTATCTGGTATTTCATGGACTTCTCCGGTCGGTAACTGCCTAAATGCCGGACGGTATCCCCATTGATGCATCAGAGCGTCAAGGATAAAATTTCCGTCAAATTTTAAGTTGTGGAAATATAAACGTACTGTTTTTCGCATCATCACAAAATACTGGAAAAAATCTGTGATGTTACCAAAGATTTTGACATCTTCCGTATGCATTGCAACACACGCCGCTGCCCACACGTCCGTTCTGGTTTGACCATTGTATACGGTTGTTTCAAAATCACAAGCATAGATATCTGTTTCATCCAAACATCTCTTCTTCATAATTGACACCGTCCATAAACGAGATTGCAGAAACGTCGCCATTGTAACCGATATTCGTCATCAAAAATTCTATCGACCCCCTGATATCATTGATATAACCACTCTCCAAAAACGTGTTCAGCGCATCCGCAAGATCTGCCCCTCTTTTGTATGCATAGTACACCGCAGTGGCGATTTCTAGCCTATTATCCGGGTTTTGCAACCACGCTAACACTTCAGCAGCCGCTTTTTGCTGGAACTGTATTACTTCATCCGCTTTTGGGACCAACCCACGCTTACTGTAATATGTTTCGGGAATACCAGATTTCAACCGGTCGATCATTGGCTGAACTACATTTTTCCAGACAATTTCAATCCAAAGATTTTTTTTGGTTTCCGCTCCCTTTCTACCAGCCGCTTCACGCTCCAAATCACGACCACGCACACCGGATGTTTCCGCACCCTCTGGGGTGATATAACGGGATTTTCGGTACAGGGCTTCGGGAGTTATCTTTTGCAAGCGATTGAGAGAACGTGTCGAAACCTTGGTGCCAGACATCGGTTTAATTGATTTCACCGATTCTGGAACAATGTAACCACGCTTCTCCAGTGATCTAACAAGACTCTTAACTCTTCTGTATTCCTTCTGATATTTTCTTTGTAATTCTGTCATCATACAACCTCCTTACCTTTATAGCATAATTATATAACAAAAAAACCACCCTGTCAAGGTGGTTTTTTGTTTCTACATATTTAAATTGTTTCAATGGTAGAATCTTCATATGGGTTAAATGGTTTTTTCCATACCATATCAAGAACGTTTACAGAACTTAAATAAGCCACCAGAAACGCCCTCCCCCTGTACTTGCTAATACCGATAGCTACATTTGCAATAACTTCTGATCCTCCCCCAATATCACCCAGAGAAATGGAATCTGATTCTTTTCCGCTTTCATATACTTTTACAGCATACCTACTGGTTGCTTTTAAATACAGCACACCGTCTTTATCTACTTTCGTTGGCGTGGCTGCGCATCCTTCTGTATCTACTTCCTCATACAGAAGATCCAGTGCTTTCTCCTGCTCTGGTGTTAATGCAAGTGTCAGGGTCGCCTTTCCATCTTCAATTCCTGCATATTTTACTGTAGATCTGACATTAATTTTCTTCATTTTTTCTCCCTTCTTCTATATGTTCCGCAGTTACTGTACTCTAATTCTGCCACTTTATGTTCCATCATAACTTCCACCGGAATATCATACGCAAAGTAGCGATACGCTGAAACGCGGGCTTTCTTTATATTTGCGTATTCACGCGGGTAATTTTTTGATAACCACTCAAGATACTTTGGCCGTGTAATTTCCTCCGGAAACCAGTGCGTTCCCTTTGTGCCGTCTTCATAAAAGATGTCCAATTCCGTGCCTAGTCTTTTAACTTTCATTTTATTACCCCTCCTGAACCGTTCCGCCTTCCCGGATTTTACGCTCTTCTTCTGTCTCCTCATACGAAATACCCTTATAGGTATTATAATCAGTCAGTAACTGGTAAAATTCAGCAATTGTTGCAACATGGCACCATACTTTTCCTCTATGGGTTATATCTGAAACTAAAAATCCACCACCATCAACCTGCTCAGTAGTCCATGCCGTTTCATCTTTTACCTTAAAAAATTCATCTTTTGAAACAAGTCCTACTAATTCTTTCTTTGACATTCTTTTTTCTCCTTTTTGGTTTATTTGCTTTTACGTTTATAATATAGCATATTTAATAGTGAATGTCAATATGTTATTTTAAGTATTTTTTACCGTTATATTCTGCCAGGATCCACCCTCTCGCTATTTTTACATACGTGCAACCAGGTCTTACCACTACTTGATCCTGTATTTTCACTCTGATTCCTTCTTTTATTTGGACATGTCCATCCTTTGTGATATTGTACTTATAGCGCGTATATTCTGGTACATCTTCAATCGTAACTGGTTCACGCCCAGAATACGACTTATAGATTGTCATTCTTTTTAGCGTTCTACGACGTTCTCCGTCTTTATACGGTCGTTTGTTCTTTGCATCGAGGATTTTATTGACCTCATTTGCAATATTGCCAAATCGGCTATATAAATAGTTTCCAGGGCATGCCTTAGGAGCAAACCAGCGATGCGCTGTCATATTTTGCAAATCAGGCCGGTTTATTAATGCGGGGTCTGCTTTCCAACGTAGGCGGCCAATAGAAGAATGACGCTCACAAATATCCACCAGCAGCTTAACCAGGGAATTGTATACAGCCGACTTAATTGCGTATGGATCTGTAAGATCTGATGCACACTCAATAGTAATCGCCCTGTGGTCATTAAGCTGACTGGAACTGCACCAAGAACGGCGCTCCTCTGGTAAAATTCCCACAATAGTACCATCGCAGGCGATAGCGTAATTAGCCGATGCCTCAGCATCAAGACTACAAAGCCAGGATGCCATAGAATCAGCAGATGCCTGACCAACGTAGCAATGAATTGTTACCATGTCAATCACGTGATTTCTAAATTCTGAATTTGGAGAACATAACTGGTAATTCTCCGGCACATACTTCGAATAAGTCATTTTTTATTGCCCCCCTTTTTATAACTTTATAATATTACTTTTTTGCGTTAATGTCAACCCCTTTTTATATTAAACCTAAAAATTTTTTGAAACTTTTTTCAAAAAAGTACTTGACAAGGTGAACGCTCACTGGTATAGTATAGATATAAGAAATATTCGTTTTCGTCATTTTTACTTT